CAGAGATGAGATCAATATTTTTGACAATACATTTAACTGGTTTATCTGTGAACGATGCGATGACGTTTGGGTGGAATCGCAATACGGCGAATTAATAGAGTCTAATCCTTACGAAGAATATATTAGTGAGTTGGTAGTGCATTGAGTGATATAGACCAAATTACAGAACATTTCTCCCGTAAAGAATTTTTATGTAAATGCGGCTGCGGAGCGAATCACATTACCAAAGAGTTGGTAGACAGGCTGGAAGTGGTTCGCATTATGTACGGGAAGCCCATGAAAGTGACCTCTGGAGTGCGTTGCGCATACCACAACAAAGGGGTTGGCGGAAGTGACACAAGCGAGCATTTAGATGGCAACGCCGCCGACATTGCAGTGAAAGGTTGTTTTAACCGCGATTCGCTTATGGGATTCATGCGCACTCAATTTAAACGCATAGGAGTCGCCAAGGATTTTATTCATTGTGACATAGGGGATTTGCATGGAAAACCTTCGCCGTGTCTATGGACTTACTAAGTGACGTTGAGGCAGCAGATCAAAGCGCTCCAGTTTGAAGACCTGATCTTGGTTGACTGGGATGACGCTGGCGATATTGAAGGCGAAAACGCCTGGGCCGACTTGAGCGATAAGGATAACTACAAAGAAATCCCGGTGAAGACCGTAGGGTTTTTCCTGAAGGCTACAAAGAAGACCATATATTTCTGCAACAACATTGAGTATTCCGACAAGCAGAATCGGCAAACAGCGGTGCGAGGCCAAGTGCCAATCGGCTGTATCAACAAAATATCTAAACTAGAGGTAAGTAATGGAAAAACTAATTGAGCCGTTAGTCAAAGCTGTTGATGGCTTTATGCCAGGCATGAAAACATATTTTATGATGTTTCTGGGCCTGGGCATGACGGTGTGCCAGATGCGTGGCTACCATGTATTTGATGTGAACACCTGGCAGGCAGTGGGCATCATGGGCGGAATTACCTGGAAGATGGGATTAGATCGTAAGAAAGGCAGATAAATGAGCGTAGCAAGGCGGGGTCAGGAGGAGAAGTGCTGATTGCATCAGTTATCCTCATAACTTTACTGGCGCTGTACTACGCCACCAAACTGGGTCAAAAAGTTGAGAGAAGTGATAGTTACAAGGCAGGGTTGGCAATCCACTCCAAAATTAATAAAACGAGGGCTGACGCGCTTAAAAAAAGAGATGCTGACCTTATGCGCCTACATGATAACCCCCGCGATGTATTTGATATTGATGATAGCACTTAGTAGCTGTTCAGCTATCCCAAGCGGTGGTTTAAATATCGCTTACCCAGACAAACCCGAACCACCTGTAGCAAGGTTTAAGGACACAGGGGCTAATTGTATTACAAATAAAGAACTTAATTCAATTGGCACTTTTTTCATCGAGTCTCAGAGATACTTCAGCGAAACAGAAGGCATTATTGATGCGGTTAACGACTAGGGGCGCGGCGCTTTTACTGTTGCTCGCGCTTCCTATAGCCGTTTCTGCCCAGTCCGGCTTCTACAACTGGACTAATAAGTATGACGAGGGGGTGATCGAGCCACCGAGGGAAACAGCATTAGGCTGGAACGTCAACGAGGTTCCTCATAATGTAACTTTGTATTTTGATGTTAATAACGATGGCAGGGCTGATATAGCATTTGCTCATTCAATCATCGCGATGAACACGGGCGTTTATTGCGATGCACCTAAGAAGAGTGTTGAAGAATTTTACTGGGTATTCTCAACTTGCCCAAGCGAACACGCCGCTGATTATTATGTAACTAAGCAGTGGATTTTATACCGAATTTTACAAGGAGGAGGATGGAAACGCCTCTTCATGTTGATAGATGAGCCTAGCGCCAGACATACAACAAACATATCGCAACATTGATAAGCAGCTTGGCATCAAGACGGCGGAGGAGAAGAAAGCTGCGGTTGCAGAGATTGAAGACCTGGGTGTTGCCGGAACTATTAAGAAGGCAGTCGCTAACATTGGCGGGGTAGACGAACTTACCCAGTGGGCAAAATCAAGCGATAGAAACCGTAGAGAATTATTTGGCTGGTATGCAAAATTAGCCCAAAAGGAAGATGGTGACACGGGGCTAAAAGTCCAGGTGAACATCGTAAATTATAATGGCGACCCTGACACTACCACACAAGTTTACGCCGAGACAGTACCAACTGCCCCTCTTTAGGGCGTTTGACGATGGAGCCAAACGAGCGGTATTAGTCTGGCACAGACGCGCAGGGAAGGATAAAACAGCTTTAAACCTCTGCGTAAAAGAGATGTTCCAAAGAGTGGGGCAGTATTACCACTTATTCCCAACAGCCAGGCAGGCAAGGAAGGCAATCTGGGATGGAATAGATAAGGCTGGGCTGAAGGTGATGGATCACTTTCCGAAAGAGCTTATCAAGTCCAAGAACGAAACGGATATGAAGATTACTCTCTGCAATGGGAGTATCTATCAATTAGTTGGCACAGACATGGGCCTTGATTGGCTCGTTGGCACAAACCCAGTGGGGCTGATCTTTTCGGAGTATCCAATCATGACTCCGAAAGCCTGGGATTTAATGAGGCCAATCATAAGAGAAAACGATGGGTGGGCGTTGTTCATATACACGCCACGCGGTCAGAATCACGGTCATAAAATGTATGAAATGGCTGACAAGAACGACAAGTGGTTTTGTTCACGCCTCACCGTCAAAGATACTATACGCGATTCACTGGGAGAAGATGGCTCCCCGGTAGTCAGCGATGAAGATTTAGAAGAAGAAGCAAACGAAGGTATGTCTCCAGAAATGATTCAGCAGGAGTATTTCACGAGCTTCCATGCGGCAATCCCTGGAGCGTACTTTGCCAGGGAAATGACGAAGGCAGAGGATGACGGAAGGTTTCTAAATCTGCCTTGGGAGCCAAAGGTTGATGTATGTACAGCCTGGGATTTAGGTGTTGACGATGCCACCTCAGTTATCTTTTACCAAACAGTTGGCAACGAAGTCCGATTAATCGACTACTACGAGGCTACAGGTGAAGGTCTTCCACATTATATCAATGTACTTAAAAGCAAGCCTTATGTATATGGGGCGCATCATGCACCGTGGGACATTGAAGTGCGAGAGCTTACTACAGGAAAGAGCCGCCGTGATACGGCACGCAGTTTGGGAATCAACTTTACAGTCGGCAAGAAAGTCCGACTCAAAGAAGAAGCGATAGAGCAGGGCAGGCAGATCATAGCAAAATGCTGGTTTGATAAAAAGAAATGTGAAAAGTTGATTTCGGCTTTAAGAAATTATCACAAAGAGTATGACGATAAATTAGGAACATATAAGAAAACGCCAGTTCACAACTGGGCCTCTCACGCCGCCGATGCGTTTATGCAATTGGCGATGGACTACAGGGAGCCTCGGACTGAGCCAATGCAAACCCAGGCTATACAGGAGTTTGAGTTATTTTGAACATCTTAGACATCATCAATTCAATTTGTATGAGTTCCGCGCCGCCGCCAAGGCCAGTGTATACTCCGCCACCTCCACCTCCACCAGAGCCGGAGCCAGAGAACACCCCGGCTGCCGTGCAGAAGCGCGAGCGTAACGCTTCCCAGAGAAAACGTGGTAGGAGTTCGCTCATTGCCAACACAGGTGGAGCATCTGGGTTGGGTGACGATAATGACGGCAGCGTTAAAAAGACACTTGGAGGTTGATGATGCAAATATTGGATGTAATCGGCTCTATATGTTTTGGCGGAGCGCCTTCATTGCCCCCGGCCCCGGCTCCTCCACCCCCTTTGCCTGACATCAGTGCAGAGGAAGAGCGAAAGAGAGTGGCTGAACGAGCCAAAGCAGCAGATCGTAAACGAGGCAATCGTACCTTGATTACAAACCAGGGTGGCGCACAGGGGTTGCTTGATGACGATTCAGATGTAAAACAAACATTAGGGGGTCTATGAGCTACCCTGTGCCGGGTCAACCTAATAGAACATATTTTATGGAGCAATATTGGGATAATCGCACTGGGAATATGATTTCTAATCAGCAAACCCACCAGATAGATGATGGTTTGGTTGCGGAGCAGGATCGAATAGTTGCCAGCCGCAATAAAACTGGTGGGGTTGTAGATAAACCGCCAGGAGAGTCCTTATTGACCAACTCTGGTACTAAGAAGCGCAAGCGCATTTTAGGATTAGGCAAGGATAATACCTCTGGTAGTGGCGGTACTGTCGCAAAAGAGAAGTTAAGCGGAGAATAAATGTCAGGTGCGCTGATGAGTCCTATTGAGAAAGAGTATTTGATCCGCAATCCAGGTGTTACGGTTGCGAGTCGCGAGCCAGAGACTGGTAGCTTCCCACGTTCAGGTCACCCCACCTTTGATCGCATTGGGGAGGCATTGGGGAGGCAATCGTTGGCGGCTGGTGTGCTGGATGAGGGTACTCCACAGTCACAGTTTGGCTCACCTGGCAATGCAACTGTAGCGGTCAGGTCAAAACCAGGCTCCTCACTATTAACAAGCAGTAAACCAAAGCGCCGCAAGCGCATTTTAGGATTAGGTAAGGATAATACCTCTGGTAGTGGCGGCACTG